ACGATTAGCATACACTAGATTGGCAATAGCTTCTTGCTTGTTTGGTTTACTAGCATACTCACTGGCCATGGCGTCAGTTGGAAAATACTTCGGAAAAATCTTACGTAGAGTTGGCGCACGATAATTCAGATTTTCTTTGAGCACCATGAAGTTACCGGACTCATGGGCACATTGTGCGACAAAAGCCGCAATACGTTGTGGTGTGTTGATATTGTAATCTGGAAATAACTGTGATAGCGCAGAATGCCAGTTATCAATATATGGATTCTTCGGAAGAAGTTTTTTCAGTTGATCTTTTGTTAATTCCATTATTTTAATCCTTCGAAAATTTTCTTTTGTATTTGATACCATTCAATCCATGCATCATTTTTCACAGCACATGTATAATATTCAGTATAGTTTGATGTAATGGTTTTCGAAACATCACTGAGTTTAGCATCATCATTCAACTTATTTAATTGTGGACATTTCACTAATAAATGCTGAGGTACTTCAGGAAACTTTGCAACAACGGGAACTGTAGTGGAACAACCAGTAAGCAGTGCAACAAATAGAATAGTTAAATATTTCATTTTGGTGCCTCTGACGCTTTGTTGTGTGCATATATGAATTCTTTTGGAATTTCACACTCACCGCCGGGTAAAAACTTTGTGTCGTATTTTACAATTTCTTTGTCAACGTATTGAATAATATTCTGGCCACGTTCTTTGACAATTTGAGTCTTTGTGACAAATTTTGTTTCTATCTTTACGTTTTCTTTGACTGATTCAACTTGAGCCGCTTCAACTTTTACTTCGAGTTCTTTTACTCTGGCCAACCATGCTTCTTCATTTGAAATGGCACCGGACATGTATGTACCCAACACTATGAGTGCAATTGAAACTAACTGTATTGGAGTTTTATAGATGTAGATTGCTGGAAGTGGAATAAATTTTAACAAGTAGGTCACAGCAAGGCCAATAAGACCTATACCAAGTATGGCATAAAAAAACCAGAAAGGTAACCACTTAAGTATCCACATTTTACATCTTTGGCGTCTTACGTGTAAATGTTGGTGCCATCACGACACGCCTTTTCTTTTTCAAATTCACACCAGGTTCTCCACCCTTTTCACCCGTGCCGGCAATGGCGCCCGTGGAGACTACATTTGATGGTCCAGTCGATCCACCAACGGCACCGTCCTCCAACATGAATTGTTTGAATGTTTTCATATCTTTCTTAGTATTTCAGCCACATTCATATCTACAAGTATATCGGAAGAAATTATATCTTTTCCGTTTATACCTTTGATTGAATCTGGCATATAATTTAGATAAATTAAAAATGTTTTTAGAACATCATAGTCTACTTCATCAATTCTAAAGAACAATATCCGTGTTGCTGGTTCTGCACCAAATACATTATAAAGTAAGATCAAATGATTTAATATTAAACGTTCTTTAAGGGACTTTGTAATTTTGTAACGCCTGAAAAGCCTTTTTAGATATTTCGTGCGTTTTAAATCTCCCTCAAATTCACTCATGACATAATGTGGTGAATTATATGCCTTCATGGCATACATCATAAAATTATCTTCGGTCAAATCATCAATCATAATGATAAATGGGTGACTTACGCCACCCAAATATTAAATAATAACTGCGCCGTTGCCGGTCATACTTCCGGCTGCAACCAATGTTTCATATTGTGTACGATTAGCACGACCACCCATTGTTACAGTGAATGCGGCATTTCCAGAAGTAGGAACTGCTGTAGGTGTAGTGAGGTATAAACCGCCAGTGTTAATAGTGATATCTCGAATCGAACCATTGGTATTTACGGCTACTGTTGCAGTGGCTACAGTGGCACCTGTACCACCACCAGAGAACGTTACGGAACTGTTTGTTCCAAAAGCACCTGCGTTTGCGCTGATAGAAATAACAGGTCCCATACCGGCAGTTCTTTGAACCCAACCAGCATGTGCCATCTTTGTTGCGGCAGGTGTTACTTGTGTGTTCGATGCTTCTTGTGTATCGACACCGTAAACACCAACTGCCTCAGAAAATGCTTGTGCTACGTTAGCGTTAGCAAAAATTACGTTAGCATTTGCACGTGTTGGTGCTAAGTTTAAAGCGGTGCCTGCATAAATTGGTACGCCGGTGTTTGCATCGGTCATTGTCCAGAAAGCTGTTGACATTTTTAATTTCTCCTTGAAAGAATTCTATTTACTATTTATTGTTTCTGTGAATTGGGTCTGGTCTTAAGAACAGGCTCGATTTCAACGGTGTCACGTGGCTTTCCTGTCATAGTAGTGCCACCCTGTAATGTAATTTTGGCTGTGGGTAATTTACCACCCTTATCAGTTTTTTCCCAATCATACATGCTTTCATTTTTACCCTTCTTTTTATAGATGGATTTAATGATACGTGCTGATTTCATGTTCTTTTTACGGTGTTCGGATTCCATTGCTTTTACTGAGTTTGTAGCTGACATTGGAGAATCTTCGATGCCACCGATACCCTCTTGCACAACATCTTCTTTGACAGACTTCCAACCACCACCTTTTGACTTATACCATTTCGATGCCCAACCGTTTGCATATGCGGAAGGATAAACATCAAACTTGGAACGTGCCAGAGATTTTGCTCTCGACCAAAGTGAAGGATTTGTTGGCTTATTCTTTTCATCGATTTGCTCAACTTCTTCGTTTTTAGGTACACAATCGGGTACCATTTTTCCACCCTTCATTTTCATTCCAACTTTTTTGTGAGTGTCCCAACATGCTTCATCAACTTCTTCTTCACTGAGTTTACCTTTACCGTAATTCGAAACATTGACGGGTTTACCGCCCTTGCCTGCTCTGTCTGCAACTGGATCATGTCTTCTCTTTGTTGCAACAGCGGCCGCACGTTCACTCTTACTGAGTTCAGAGCGTTTTTCTTTTGACATGCATTTTGGTTTTGGTTCACCTGGTTCTCTGGCGCACGGACCTGCTACCTCACCTTTTGAATTGATTCTTTTCCAATCACCTTCTGGATCAGTCTTGCTGAACCACTTACGCAAGTCTTCACGTGTGATGTGACTATCAAGTTCTCCATTGTCGTTTTGATTTTTCAGTTCGTTGATTTTTTTAGCATCATTATCAAACTGTTTTCTAGTAGCTTTCATTATACCAGAAAAGCGTTTGTTACCTTTTGCAACATCACCAGCTTTATCAGCGGCAGATGCTTGAGCACCAGCGGCTTTCTTGTAACGACCAAGAAGGTCGGAAGAAAGTTCCTCGATATGTTCAACTTCTTCTGAATGGTATTGTTTTTGAATCTGTTTACCATATGCGCTGATATCCAACTTCTTAGGAGTTTTATCGGCATACGTACCCAAACGTTTATCCGCATCGGCACGATTGATACCCTTAGAACGCTTGTCGGCTGTTGCATGATATTCTTTACTGCTAATCTCACCCGCTTGGCGGGACACCGCATTTGCACCGAGTGATTTGTGTGCGGCAGTTTTGTAACTTTTGAGTGTAGTTGATTTCAATTCATCAATACGTTCAATTTCTTCTTTGATTGCAACAATTTTATTGTACATGTCCATAGACAATGCACCTTCACCACGCATATTGATTAGATTCTCCACAACTTTGTGAAGATCCATATCGGTCTTTGCATCTTCACGTGCATACTCCAGAACACGAATTAGCAATGGAATGTCCATTGTTACGGTATCTTTTTCATCAACCGCTTCTTTAACTTGTTTCTTTTCTTCATTCCAATCATCACCACGTTCACCCATACCCGAGGTTTCTTTCATGTGACGCATCTTGAAAATTCTGAATTCTGAAGAACGTGCGTATGCTTTCTTTTGATTTCCATCCATGGTCAAAGGATTCAAACCCTTTGACTTAATGAAAGACATTAGAAGACCTGTACCAGCTTCATCTAGTTGTTCAGTTTCTTCTGTTTTTAGGTTCTGTTTTTCACGGTCAAAAGTATGACCAGTTTTGTAACGCTTGAATGCATTTGAACGTGCATATGAAGAACGCTGTGCGAAAGACATAAACTCTGGATTGAATCCAAGTGAACGGATGTACTTCATCAAAAGGCCGTCCTCATTTAGGGCTTCCTCTTTGACAGGTTGTGCATACTTTGCGGACCAAGGCTCCATTGGATCCTCATATGGTGAATCACCAAGTTTGCCCATAACAGACTCTTTCTTGGCCTTCACCATATCCTTGACTAATTTACCAGCTTTGCTCATTGCTTAGTCCTTTTTAGCGGCCTTTGTCGCTGTTGCATACATCACAGACTTAGCATCTTTGCCATAACGCTCTTTGAAGCCTGCTAGAGATTTTTTCATACCCTTAACGATACGTTCTTTTTCAGCAGTCTCTCCTTTGGACAGAGTGCGTTCGTCCATTTGCTCCACTTCTTCTTTGTTTAGACGAGCAACAGCACGATGCATTCCTTGATTTCTAACTTTCATCTTATGTTTAAATGGCGCTCTAGCTGCGGTCACTGCATCAGCGGCTGTCTTTAAACCTGCTTGTACTGCATCATGTTTACGTAAAGGATTTTTATTTCTACCTTTTAATGGGTCAAAACCTCCCGCACCAGAGTTGGTTTTTGCCATTGCTGTTCTTAAAGCAGAATGTACACCCGTGAAGTTTTGGTCATGCTGAAAGTTTTTAGAAAAATCTTTATTAGCAGCATCCGAGTAACGCTTAAGAGTGTTTTTGCTCAGTTCATCTAATTGTTCATATTCTTCAGTTTGCATAAAGTTTTCGATATCTTCCGCAGTAAATTCAAATTCATCAACTTGCTCAATTTCTTCCTTAACGTTACCTGCAACGTCTATCATCACTTTCTTTGGAGCAAATGGATTAGAAGTTTTACCTTTAACACGGCCAGATAATGTGTCTGTCGTTACTTTATCAGGATCAATTTCTTCTTTTTTCACTGGTTCATCATCTTTAACAGGTTTCCTGCTATAAACAGTTCCTGTGGAGATTTTTTTAGAATCAAATCCAGCTTTTTCACCCGGTTTGGTAGGAATCTGACTCTTGTAATTTTTATAGTCGAAAGGATTGTTCGCTTCTTCTACACTTTCTTCTTTCATTGGCTTCTTTTCACCACGAAGAATTTTGAAGTCGTGAGCATCGATCTTATTATTTTTATTTTTATCAATCTTGTGTTGATTACCCTTTAGTGCTTCCATCTTAGCCTTATAATCGGCTTCGTTGATACCTTTGATGAGGTCCGCAACAACATCGGTTTGGGTGAATACGTTTTTGTTGAACATTTGTGTCTCCGTTAAATTAGCAGTTCCATTTGCGTAGTGATAGTGCTTTTCTGGTTGGTCTACCCTTTTCATCCTTCATAGGACCTGGCATTCCACCCATTCTAGCACAGAATGATTTTCTTCTATTGGCAGCTTTGCTTCCGGGTTTTAATTTGGAAGGTGGCGTAGTTACAGCCATCGATAATTTCGAACCCGGATTCTCTCTACGATAAGAAGCAATACCCTTCTGGTTCAAACCACCTTCTGGGTTTTTACCTTCTTTGCGTTTCCATGCGGCAGATTCTTCTAGAAATTTTTTAAAACTTATCATTTCTTTTTCTTCTTTGTTGGAGGATTAACGGGTATCTTATTCAGAGTATCCATTGGTTCTTTATTCGATGGACCATGATAGCCACCGGTGACTCCCATTTCTGTGCTAGGAGAATCAATCGATTCTTTTCTAAACTTATTGAAAGATTTGCGTGTCACCTCTGCGGTACTATCATATTTATGTTCAGTCTGTTCTCTATATGTCACTTGACCAAGACCAGCCATCGGATAAACTGTACCGGAACCACGTGTATCATACTCAGGAGTTACACCAGAAGTTTTGATTACTTTCCCGCTTTCGGCGTTTGAGGTTTTCTGCCTCTTGGATTTTTGTTTGTCGTTGTCTTGTTGGAAACGGGTTTCTCTTTCTGGACCTTTGGTGGTGATGGTTGGGCTACTGCTTTCGTAGGTTCTGAAGGTGTAGCTAGAGTTTGAGGTAATTCCTCCGTCTTTAATGTCGTCTGGCTTACCTTGTCTTCTGACAAGTTCGCAACTTGGACAGATGTTGTCGGCAAGTTTGTATCGTTTGTAAGAACCGCTTTTTTGGTCGGACCGTCCAGAGGATGTGGCTTTGTCTCCACAGGTGCAACTTGGCTCTTCGGCAAGAACAGCTTTGCTATTTGTTTTAGTTTCTGAAACATATTTTTTGTATCCCTTTTCTAATGTAGGTTTTGTTATAAAGTTTTCGAACATCTTATTGATGTTGTGTTTTTTGTGCCTTGTCATCCAAGATTCGGCTATCTCATTCTCAACGGGGGTATCAAAGAACCAGTTAGTCATTTCATATATGATAGAAATGTCTTCTTCTTTCTCTGACGTTTCAATTTCATTCGCTTCATTCAGGTCAATAGAGTTGTCAAACTCCAAATACTTCCTGAATTCCTGATTGAATTTCTCTGCAACAAGTTGTGTTACTTCCCATCTTTCTTGGCGAACAGATTCAGCCATCATTCTTTCATGGCCCTCGTTACGCTTTCTAGATGATTCATTTGAAGTGTTAACAAAAACCATCATAGTTTCGTAACCAAGTTCTTCGAGTTCTTCACGTATGGCAATAATATTATACTGTTCGTTTGTTGTGCCTGTAATAATCAGAGGCTGGCGCTGACGGATTGCTTCACGGCGGGTGTCACGTGAAAACTCATATAGTTTATGTTTGTCGTTCAGAATTGATATTGCTGTCGTTGAAGTAATTTCAACTGCATTTTGTTCAGCAATAGCTTCACGTATAACAATATCTTTACCTGAACCTGGACCACCAGATATGAAAATGGCTTTGAACATTCCATGATTCACACTTTCATGTATACCCATACCTTTGCGAACATCACGGAATAATTCTTTGGCGTGTTTCTCTTGCACGTGTGGTGGAATACCCTGACGGAAAGAAGCAAAATCACCACTGTTTGCATGTTCACGCATTTTCGATGCTGACATACCTTCTGCACCCTCGGCATCTGGGTCACGGTGACCGGCAGACTTTACCTCAATCTTTTTGAAGTTGTATAGTTTACCGGGATCTTCACCATTGTATTGGTGAAGTTTCTTTTCATATTCTGGAATACGGTCTGAGCCTGCAACCATTACTAAATGGTCATGCCCCATAGCATGTAGTCGTGCCGCATGTTGCAAGAACGTTGGCATTTCTTTGCTGGAAGATTCGATGTTAGCACCAGGAAAGAAACGTTTTGCGTGTAACAATTTACGTTTAACATCTAATGGATTCTTCTTAGCATCCACAGAATGTGAAATGATAACATGGTGGGGTGCATTATAATCGTGTGCAATTTCTTGAACACGGTTGACCAACTTTTCGTGACCAATAGTTGGTGGATTCATACGTCCAAAAGCCATAACAACAGGCTTGTTTGTTTGCATGTCTTCTTCTATTTTTTGTAAAAACTTTTTCATATGTTTCTGATTCCTGCAAAGTTTCTGCGGGAAAATTCTGCACGATTAACAAATTTATCTGATTCTTTTCCGTGGTGGAAGACGTAACCTTCTGGATTTGCCGCTTCACCACCATGTTCATGTTGGAACTCCTGATGTTGATTCATCACATTAATGAGCACGTTTTTTGCTTTCTGCAAATGCTGGTGCATTTTGAACAAATTATTGTAGTGTTTTCGGTTTCGGTCAACTTTACCCAACTCATCTTTCAGTTCAGATTGTTTACCGGTTCGGTTCTTTTCAACTTTCAGCTTGTCGATTTCTTTGTTTTTCTTAGTTTCTAGCCATTTAGAAAAGTTCTGATGGTTTGGCGACTCACCTGTACGAACAGTGTGGTTCATATAAGTTTCTAAGTGGCCACCAACACCATGATGTGTTGATGTTCCTGCGTACATGTCATCACCATGTGTGTCATGTACAGCTTGTGCGCCTGCAATATGTTTATTGAATTCTGCTCTGTCTTTAGGACCAAAATGAACCTTGGATGTATCCATCCTAGGATCAACCGAGAATACATCGGAGTGTGGTTTGAAGTTTTCATGGTCAACTTCATGTGAAGCACTCAAACTTCCGGAATCTTTACCTGAATATGAGAGGTGTGTGACGACACCAATTTTAGCCTTCTTAACAGCAGTTTCATGTGTGCCATGTGCTGTATATGTTAATCCTGATGGGTTTGGGTGAAAAGATGTTCCACCACCTTTTGCGGATGTTTTATCTTCGTGTGAGAACATCATATCACCCTGATATACACCCTTTTCTGGTGCAACTTTAGGTAAATGCTTTAGTGCATCTCCCAATTTCTTCACTAAACCGGGTGCGTGTCCGTGGTTCTTCTCGATATCAGCAGGTGTGTAATTAATCTTTGGTGTTTTGTTGAATGCAGATTTTGATGCTACAAAAAACTTACCAGTCTCTGGGTGATGACCATACACAATAGCGGGAGAACCATCATATTTCGTTGTCAATTCTGAGGATTTTTTACCCTGCTGTATATGTGATGCGGCAGCCGTAAGTGAAGCAATAGCATGTTTAGCTCCCTTCTCTCCGTTCTGGAGTGGGCGGTCTTCCACGTGCGTGAGATGTTTAATCTGGCGGCTGGCCCCTTCTTCAGGGTCTTCTTGTTCTGTTAAAAATTTGGAAAAAGATAGCATTAAATCCTCGGTGTAGTACGCTGTGACTATGTATTATTTAGTAACCCCAAATCTTAATATCTACCCATTTATCCATATCTTCTCTAATCAAGGAATGCTTTCCAATGTTAAATTTACCATCCGTAAAAGGGTGGTCAATATCAATACGTTCAACTGGTATAGAATTTCTTAGTAGTTGCTCATGTAGCATTTCGTGGCCACAAAGAGGAACACCGAGGCGCCTCAAATTTAAATATGTTGAAGCGTAAACATTCATTGTGTCTGGATCAGCAATGGCAAATTGGTCATTCAATAATGGATTAGGTCCATCAGTGTCTTTCGATATATACACTTTGCCTTTTTCCAGAGAAGAAAAGTCTATGACTTTATTGAGTGCTAGGTCAAACCTACTTCGTATAACAAAGTCATATTTTACATCATTTAAAACTTGATGGCGAATTCTCAGGTCGTTTGCTTTATAAATTGAATAAAACATTGACGTACAGAAATTAGCTGGATGTGAAGCATTCGGAACAAACATGTCGGAGTTTGTTGTTGCCGGTAATGGCATATCGTATGCCAGATATATTGGATCGTAGATGAAATTTATATCTTCATACATTTTCATCTGGATTATACCACCCTGTGGTTTCCATGTATGGCAGAAAACATCTAC